TACTGAAGAAGGCCAATACTCCAATTGAGTTTACTGAAGAACAGGTTCTTGAGTTTTTAAAATGTCAAGAAGATCCAGTTTACTTTGCAAATAATTATGTAAAGATTGTTACTCTGGATCATGGCCTACAAACCTTCAAACCATATCATTTTCAAGAGAAGTTAATTAAAAATTTCCATCAACACAGATTTAATATCTGTAAGATGCCTCGTCAGACAGGTAAATCTACTACTGTGGTATCTTTTCTTCTCCATTATGCAGTATTCAATGATAATGTAAATATAGGTATCCTTGCAAACAAAGCAGCAACTGCTAGAGAACTATTAGACAGATTGCAGACAGCATATGAAAACTTACCAAAGTGGATGCAGCAAGGAATCATCTCTTGGAACAAAGGTTCTCTTGAACTTGAGAACGGAAGTAAGATCTTGGCTGCTTCTACTTCTGCTTCTGCGGTTCGTGGTATGTCATTCAATATCTTATTTTTGGACGAATTTGCGTTCGTTCCAAATCACATCGCAGATTCGTTCTTTGCTTCAGTATATCCAACAATTACTTCTGGTAAAAATACAAAAGTAATTATTGTATCTACACCACACGGTATGAATCACTTCTACCGTATGTGGCATGATGCAGAAAAAGGAAAGAATGAATATGTATATACTGATGTTCATTGGTCTGAAGTTCCTGGTAGAGATGAACAATGGAAACAACAGACAATTGCAAACACATCTGAACAGCAATTCAAAGTTGAGTTTGAATGTGAATTCTTAGGATCTGTCGATACTCTGATTGCACCATCTAAACTCAGAAACCTCGTCTACGACCACCCTAAGACCCGTAGCGCAGGTTTAGATGTATATGTGGATCCTATAGAGAATAACGACTATTTGATCACTGTGGATGTTGCTAGAGGCGTCGGGAACGACTATTCAGCTTTCACTGTTGTAGATATTACACAGTTTCCACATAAGGTGGTTGCTAAGTATAGAAATAACGAAATTAAACCTATGCTTTTTCCAAGCATTATTGATGAAGTTGGAAGAAGTTACAATGAAGCATATATTTTATGTGAAGTAAATGATGTTGGAGATCAAGTGGCTAGTATTCTTCAATATGATCTCGAATATAAGAATCTCCTTATGTGCTCAATGAGAGGTAGAGCAGGTCAAATAGTTGGACAAGGGTTTTCTGGAAAGAAAACTCAACTTGGCGTCAAGATGTCCAAAACTGTTAAGAAGGTTGGATGTCTTAACCTCAAAACTATGATTGAGGAAGATAAACTTTACTTAAATGATTATGAGATAATTTCAGAACTAACAACATTTATTCAAAAGCATAACTCATTTGAAGCCGAGGAAGGATGTAATGATGACTTAGCGATGTGCCTCGTGATTTATGCTTGGTTAGTTGCTCAAGATTATTTCAAAGAACTGACAGACCAAGATGTTAGAAAGAGATTATATGAAGAACAAAAAAATCAAATAGAACAAGATATGGCACCTTTTGGTTTTATATCAGATGGTCTTGATGGCAACAGTTTTGTTGATGCAGATGGTGATAGGTGGTTTACTGATGAGTATGGTGATAGATCATATATGTGGGAGTATATGTAATGGATCTAGATAAGCAAATAAAACTTAGTCATTTATTGCTTACAGATAGAAAATGTAGAACCTGTGGAGAGGTTAAAAATTTGATAGAGAGTTTCTATAGAACACATAAAGAAAGAGGACCAGTTGCCTCATCATATTCTTATGAGTGTAAAGAGTGCTCTATAAAAAGAGTAGTTACCAACAGAATGGTATCAAGAGTTTTGGATAAGTGGGAATATCCTGATTGGTAAACAGTTCACGTCATGTTTTCCATCTGAAAAATAACATTTTAATAAATATTTTTTAGATAAACTGAGATTTACGGAGAAAAACATGGCGACTCCTCAATTATCTCCTGGAGTACTTACTAGGGAAGTTGATTTAACTGTTGGGAGAGCTGATAATGTATTAGATAACATTGGTGCAATTGCGGGACCTTTTGCAATTGGTCCTGTAGAGCAAGCAATTGACATCACAACAGAACAAGAACTAATTAACACTTTTGGAAAACCAATTTCAACTGATTCTCAGTACGAGTATTGGATGACCGCATCGTCATTCCTCTCATACGGTGGCGTGTTAAAAGTAGCAAGAGTTGATGGAACAACTCTTAATAATGCAAATGCTGCTGTAGGATATGCAGCAACTACAAATGCAAAAATTAAAAACTACGACAACTATAACAACTCTTGGTCAGGAGAGGGTGTAGAATTTGTATATGCTGCAAAAAATCCTGGTTCTTGGGCAAACAACTTAAAAGTTTGTTTTATTGATGATTTTGCAGACCAAACAATTGGGGTCACTACCACAAATTTAAGCAATCTTGGCGCTCAGGTTGGATATGGCGTTACAACTGCCATTACAAACACTGCAATTGCTGGAGTAGGAACCACAACTTCTTTCACTGGTTATCTGAAAGGAATCATCACCGGAGTTTCCACTGATACCACAAATGGAAACAGTACCATTGATGTTAGGGTCATTTCAAGAGTTTCTTCTAACGGAACAGAAACTCCAGTAGCTTACTCAGAAGGAAATTCTGTTGCTTCTTTTGAACAAACAGATGCACTTTATTTCGTAAACAATTCTGGCATCAATACAGGATTATCTGCAAGTGCTGCAGCTACTGCAGGACAAGTTCTAGATTGGTATGATCAACAAACTCTTGGTCTCACCAACTCTGTTATTTACTGGAAATCGATCGCTCCAAAACCAAGAACTAATGCATATTCTTCTACCAGAAATGGTAAGAATGATGCAATGCACATTGCAATTGTTGATGACACTGGATCTGTTACTGGAATTCAAGGTAATCTTCTAGAAAAACATGTAAGTGTTTCAAAAGCACTTGATGCTATTTCTCAGGTCAACTCACCTCAGAAGATTTGGTACAAGAACTATCTTGCAGACTTCTCACAATATTTGTATGCTGGATATAATCCATCACAAGCAGGAGATTCTTACAACGGAACTGTTCCTGTAGCAACTGGTTTCTCCACATCATTTACCAAGTATACTATTGGTCAAGGTCTGTGGGGGCAAAATGCACAAGGAGTTACCTTCAGTGCAATTGGAAACAAAACATATTCATTAGGTGGCGGTGTTGATTACTCTGCTGCTGGTGGAATGCAGGCAGATCTAGGTTCTATTTCGACTGCATATGATCTCTTCTCAAACAAAGATGAAATTCAGGTCGATTATCTATTAAACGGACCTGGACTTGCAGAAGAATCAGAATCTCAAGCAAAAGCAAACAAACTTATTGCTATTGCCGAAAGTAGAAAAGATTGTGTTGCTGTTATCTCTCCACATAGAGCAGGTATTGTTGATATTTCGAATACCAACACACAAACTGATAATGTAATTAGATTCTTCTCACCTGTTACATCCTCATCATACGCTATTTTTGACAGTGGTTATAAGTATACTTATGATCGTTTCAATAATACTTTCAGATATATTCCATGTAATGGCGATATTGCTGGTCTGATGACCAGAACAAATGTCACTGGATTCCCATGGTTCTCTCCAGCAGGTCAACAGAGAGGTGTTCTTAACAATGCAATTAAGTTGGCATACAATCCATCTAAAGCACAAAGAGATCTTCTCTACACTGCTAGAGTTAATGCAATTGTAAATCAACCAGGAACTGGGGTCCTTCTCTTCGGAGATAAGACCGCACTTTCATATCCTTCTGCATTCGATAGAATCAATGTTCGCAGATTGTTCCTAACAGTAGAGCAAGCACTCGAAAGATCAGCACAAGCACAACTGTTTGAACTGAATGATCAAACAACAAGATCAAACTTCGTCAATATTGTTGAACCATACCTGCGTGATGTTCAGGCAAAGAGAGGAATTTATGACTTCGTAGTAATTTGCGATGAAACAAATAACACTCCAGATGTCATTGATAATAATGAGTTCAGAGCTGATATTTTCCTGAAACCAACCAAGTCAATTAATTATATTACACTCACATTCGTTGCCACTAGAACGGGTGTAAGTTTTGAAGAAGTGGCTGGATCAGTTTAATCTAACCTAAATTAACCACAGAAGGAGGAACTCAAAATGTCTACTCTCAGAACAATCACCGCCTTTAAATCAAAACTTGCTGGAGGTGGAGCAAGACCAAACCTATTTGAAGTTGAAATTCCATCATTCCCTGTTGCAGCAGGAAATGTTTGGAGAACTGGAGACAATCAAGAGGCAGATTTGTTCAAATTCATGTGCAAATCTGCTGCTCTTCCCGCATCAAACATTGCACCTATTGAGGTTCCATTTAGAGGTCGTACATTGAAGGTCGCTGGAGACAGAACTTTCGATGTCTGGACTGTTACCATCATCAACGATGAAAACTTCTTACTGAGAAATGCATTCGAAGCATGGATGCAAGGTATCAGCAAGAACTCAAATAACACTGGAGCAACAAATCCAGGATCATACATGACTAATGCACTAGTTCATCAACTTGGAAGAGGTGCGGATGGTGGTATAGAATCACAATCAAATTCTTCTTTAGTAAATGGTGGTGCAATCACTCCATTGAAAACATACACATTCTTTGATATTTTCCCAACAAATGTTTCTGCAATTGATCTTTCATATGATTCAAGTGACACTATTGAAGAATACACTGTGGAATTCCAAGTTCAATATTGGGAACCAGGTGCTTGGACTAGAGATCAAGCATAATTTGATCGCATAAATACTGAAAAGGAAGTTATCAGTTTAATAAATTATGGCAAAATTATTTGGATTCTCTATTGAGAATACTGAGCCACTATCACCAAATGCGGTTTCCCCCGTTCCTCCTAATAATGAGGACGGGGTTGACCATTATTTGACCAGTGGTTTTTTTGGTTCCTATGTTGATATAGAAGGAGTATATAGAACAGAATTTGATCTAATTAAAAGATATCGTGAAATGGCACTTCATCCAGAATGTGATAGTGCCATTGAAGATATTGTAAACGAAGCAATTGTATCTGATACAAACGACAGTCCAGTTCAGATAGAACTTTCCAATTTAAATGCTAGTGATGGTATAAAAACTAAGATAAGAAAAGAATTTAAATATATTTTAGAACTTTTAGATTTCGATAGAAAATCTCACGAAATCTACAGAAATTGGTACATTGATGGAAGATTATTTTATCATAAAGTAATTGACCTCAAGAATCCACATGAAGGTATTCAAGAGCTCCGTTACATGGACGCAATGAAAATGCGTTATGTTCGCCAACAAAAAAAGAAGAGTAATGATAATTTGAGATTATCAAATGTAAATACTGACAATCCAATGGATTATGAATTTCCAGAGATTGAGGAGTATTTCATCTATAATCCGAAGATGAATTATCCAACCACTAACCCATCTGCCTTAGGTGGAACTAGTGGAATTAAAATGACTAGAGATTCTGTAACATATTGCACCTCTGGTCTTGTTGATAGAAATAAAGGATCAACACTTTCATATCTCCATAAAGCAATTAAATCACTCAATCAACTTCGTATGATTGAGGACAGTCTGGTTATCTACAGATTGTCTCGTGCTCCAGAACGTAGAATTTTCTACATTGATGTTGGCAATCTTCCTAAAGTAAAAGCGGAGCAATATCTGCGCGATGTTATGATGCGTTATCGTAACAAACTTGTTTATGATGCGTCAACTGGCGAAATTCGTGATGATAAAAAGTTTATGAGTATGCTTGAAGATTTCTGGCTTCCTCGCCGTGAAGGTGGTAGAGGAACAGAAATCTCTACTCTTCCAGGCGGTCAGAATCTTGGA